TTTGTATTTGATCACCAGGTTTTCCTTTTTTTATCTGGCGTATATACTTCATTCTAGAAGCATCAATATATCTTAATTCTTGAATACCTGCATGTGGATCTTTTTGATCTATGACTTTATTGTAATATAATCTACCATCAATATACCAGTTTCTGAAAATTTCATGTGCTTTCTTATCAAAATCTAGAAGTTCACATACAAATTTAAACTCTTCTCTAATCTTTTTCTTTATACCATCACTAGCATTTAAGTTTGATAATTCTATTTCTATTGGACTATCATGAGTATCAGATACAATTGCTTCATTTACAATATCTTCAATGGCACTATCACATTCTGGATACAAAGACATCTGACGATACCTTCTAAGTAAATCATTTTCAGTTTTATATACACCTTCAATATCTACATATGACCCATAAAAACCAGAACTGACGTAGTACTCCGATCCGTCCTGTCTGTTGGGAGGGATTGGAGATACTACGCCAGCAGGTGTCTTTTCTGTATCTTCAATGGAGAATCCAAATAGTCTCGCCATGGTATATTCTTATTTTATTATACTATTATAGCACTATTTATTAAGTAATCAATACCTCTCCAGTGCCACCACTAGATTGAGCAGAGTTACCAATTGTGAAGTACTGATATCTGAATGTTACATCAAATTCCTCTAGAGCATCAGTTGTGTCATAACTTAGTGCTATTTCACCAACTGTGATTGGGAATACATCAAAGAACTTATAAGATCTAAGAACTGATGATTCACCACCATCATTTGATGCTGCAGCAATTTGTCCACCTCTACCTAACTGTTGTACATAACCATCAGTCATGTAAGAAGTTGGGCTAGTAACACCAGTAGCATCATCTAGTCTACTCATAACATTTGACCATCTTTCAAATGCTGTTCTGAGTTTAAAGTCTTCATCATTGATAATTGTAACTGTCCAATCATCAAATGTTCTGTCTCCAGCAACTTTAAGTGTTCTTCCTCTAAAAGGAATCTCTATACTACCTAAGTTTGATGCAGGTAGTGAAGTTGCTTTACATAGAAACTTAAAGATACCATTTTCTGAATCATCTCCAGCACTCCATGCTTCAGAAATTGCTGAAGGGAAAGTAGGAATTGATACCTCAAACAGATTGGGTCTAGTACCACCACCAATCAGTTTGGATTTAAATTGTGAAAGTGTTCTTGTTTCAGCCATTGTTTTTGATCCTCCTTATGTTATTAATCTAATGGTTAAACAGTTCCTACAACTTCTTCAAAGCTAACTCCAGTACGAGTAGCAACGAAGGTTAGAGTCACAAAGTTGATAGACTTGGTTGGTTTCAAGAAAATATCAGCTCTAAACTCATTGTTGTCAATAACATCAGGGGTGTTATTAGTTTCATCACAAACAACTAAGAAGTCAAATAAACCCCTCTTAGCTTGAACATCTCTTAAGAATGGTTCAACAATGTTCACAAAATTAGATCTTGTGTTCACATCATTGAGTTCAAAGAGTTGAGCATTTGCTGCTCCTTCAAGTGATTGTTCCACTGTTAAGAATAATCTCCTAACATTGATTCTATCAAATGCAGAGGCATATGCTAGTCCAGTTTTGTCACCAAAGAGAAGTATACCTGCTCCCTTCTGATTAATTATTGGATTAATTCTAGAAGAATACAGTAGATCTCTTTGATCTTTGCTTGGATTATATGCTAATTTAATAGCATTATTCAAGACTCCTCTTTGTTGTCCAGCAGGTGAGAACCATGGGAATGCAAAGATTCCAGTTCTTACCATCAATCCAGCAACATCACCATTACATGGAATGAATCTAAATTCATTATTGAATCTATCAAACATGTATTTGTATCCAGTATCAAATACTGCATATGATGAGGATGATATAGGACTGAAGAATTTCAGTAAGTTAGTGGTTTGTGTTGTTGAATTTGTTACATTAACAACATTTGCCCTATGAGGACTAATTGTTGCCATGCAATCTTTTCTCTTAGCAGCAATAGCAATCAGTAAGTTTGCTTTTGCTTGTGATTCTGCTTCAGTAGAACAACCAGGACCCATCATTAAGAAGTCAACTGCATGATCATCTCTATTATCAAATAGATTGTATGATGTTAATAGTGAGCCAAGTGCTGCTGTATAGTTACCTGTTCCAGAACTATAATCTTTACCACCAAGGAATGTATAAGATACATTTCCTAAACTAGCAAAGTTTATTCCTTGTGCATCTTGTCCCCAGAGACCATCTGCAACTGATATCTTTTCATAATTTGGACTAGTTCCAGATCCTGTAAATCCATTTACTATTGGTTCAGTACCATAATAAGAATCACCAGAGGAGGATGGATTTGCTCCAGCATAAATTTGAGATGAATTTAAAGCAAGGAAATCTTTATAGTAAGTTTTCTTACCTGTTTCACCATCTGCTATAGCATCTTTTGCTTTAGAGAGATTTAAGTGTGTCTCTAAAATATTACCTTGTATTCCTGTTATGCTTCCTGTGTCATCTACTACCACAACATGAATTCCATCATTCTTACCTTGTCTTGAAGAAACAAAGTTACTAGTTAATGGTTTAGGTGCTACAGATTTCCAGAAAACTGTTGAGTTAGTTAACCCAAGAGTTTGTGAATCATACCAGTCAGTCTGTGTTGCCACTGGTTCAGTTCTTCCTGTTGCTCCACCACCACCAGTGTTAATACCAGAGTTGTTTACAAAACTCAGTGTATCACCAACTTGGAATGATTTAATAGGATCTCCTTCAGCATAATCAATCTTAGTTTCTGTACCACCAGATGATACTCTTGATAGAATCTTAACATCAATTGTTGATGCTTTACCAGTTGCATCTGTAGAAACACCTGTAATAATTCCTTTCAGGAATCCAGTAAAGGTTGATGTTGTTCCATCTCCAGGTATTGTGACAGCAGATAACGCTGCTGTTACACCATGTCCAACTATCATACCAGCAGTGACTGGACTATCAGTTGTAACTCCTAATGTCTGATCAGCAGCATTGTCAATGGTGCATACTTTTAAATTATTTGCCCAAGAACCAGGAGTTTTTGCAGCATATGTAAAGTTAGTTGCAGTTTTGAAGTTTGCTTCATAGTCATCAAAGTTTTTAATCTTTGCTGAAGTTGTTGATGCAATACCTACGCCAGCATTTGCATTATTTAAATTATCATCATCTGTTCTAACTATCTTAAGAACTCCCCCATAAGTAAGGAATGATGAAGCAGTCATCCAATACTCATACTGCGCATTTGCAGATTGTGGTTTTCCAAATGTATCAATAAGACCTTGTGAAGTATTGATTTGAGTGACTTCATCAACAGGACCTTTTACAAAAGGACCAGCGATTGCACCAATGTTATCTAATACGTTCTCAGCTCTTCCTACTGTAAGATCAACTTCCCTGATTAATACACCAGGAGATAATTGAGGAGTAGCCATGTTTTTTTCCCCTTAAAAAATTCTCAGTTTATCTGAAAATATTTATTGTTTTTAACTTTTTCAGAGGGGAAGCTATGCATGAACAACTACCAGTCAGGATATAACCAGTCTGTAAACACTCTTTGTTTCTTTCTATTTTGTATTACTCTTCTTGTAGTGCATACTTTACACTCATATGAATATGCTGATGGCAGAGTCCCTCTTTCCTTTCTAGTTAAGTAAAAACCATCTATCAAATTTTTAGTTTCACCACAAGTTCTACACACTCTGTCATTGAGAAATAGATGATTATAAGTTATTTGCTCATCTATATCCATATCATTCTACTATATCAAAATGCCATTTAATATGTTTGATATAGTCAAATGTGCATGATAAATCTGCATCACAACTTATGTCATATTTTCTATCACAGAGAAAATTTCTCAATGCTTGAATAGATTGAAAAGATCCTTGTTGTTCAAAATTTTCGTTGTAAAGAACGTATTTCATTACCTATAGTCCCACATGTAAGATTTATCACCATATTCATCAGTATACCATCTATCTCCTTCTTTATCAACAAAAGTAGTTTCATCTAGTCCATCTTCAATAAAACCAAAGGGAGCCATATCTTGTTCTATTTGATTCTTTTGTTCTTCATATAATCTCTTTCTTACATCTTGATCTGTCAATTCTTTAAAGTAATCTTGATTGACTAACCAAGCATAGATGACAAGACACATAGCTAAGTCATCATTACATCCCTCTTCTGCTTCAAATGAATTACTTTTTGATATGAATGTAGTTAACTCAGAAAGTATGTCATAGTCTTTAAATAATAATTTATCAGACTCAATCATAGTCTTTAAATTTAATGAACCAACTTTTTTGACAGTCTTAGACATCTTAACCCCTAGTTGAGTCTTTTTACCTGAGAATCCTTGTCCTACGATTTGACCAGCACGACCTCTCATTGAGCATAGTAAAAGATTATCATACTCTAAGTCATATTGAATGATACTTGCAACTTGATCTCCAATATCATTTACCTCACATAAAATAAAAGCATTGTTGTATGCCTTCGCAATATCTACAATGATACTGGGAAACAACATTGGTTTGATTTCATTATTTTTATACTTACCTATAACTTTATGTGGGAATGACGTGATATCTGTAATTACAAAGGCAGAATAAT